GAGACCTGATATCCTTGCCGGAACTCGATTGCTTGGTCCGACAGGCTTTGATTCTCGCAATGTGTACTGTAACTCATTTTCTAAATAGTGGATAGCTTTACGTAGATCATCTGCTTTACTGTCTTTGTAACCAGCTCGGCAGATGTATTTGATAGCGTTACCAAGATGGTAGTTTAAATCTTGGTCTCGGATAAAATCCCACACCTCAATGGACCCACGGGTGTAATGGGAGGGTGATTTGTTTACCATTTCTTAACCAAATTGGCAACGTTGTTTTGAAGTATATAGCACTGCTCTTGGAGTGCCATGAACACTGTGATGATGTCTTCACGATCAGCTTTTTCAAGCAGACCTTCAATCTTCTTCAGTTGAAACTCCTGCTCCATTGTCAGCTCGATAATCGGAGGGGGCGGGAAACCATCTAAGTGGTTTGTTTCCTTGGAAGTCATAATCCTCACATTGTAAGATTTTTGCAAGTCGGGCATTGAGAAGTGCATCAGTTTCAGTCAATCCTTTTGATTCAAAAGCTTCGAGAATTGTTTCCCAATAGTAACCTCTTTCTTCAAACAATTTTGCAGCAGTCTTGATGCCATAACCGGGAACACCAGAATAACCATCTGTCTGATCACCAGCCAATGTTTGAATAAAATGCCACCTACGACCTTCTTCTTTTGTAATAAAAGAGGTTTCTTTTAGATCATAAAGCTGACCAGGGATTTGCCTCATGTCTTTATCAGGAGACACAAGGATGCAACCTTTATGAGCTGTAGCATAAATACCTAAGGCATCGTCTGCTTCAAGTGTAGGCATCACGATAACTTCGTAATCCTCTTTAAGTGCATTGACCACACGTTTATATCCACAAGGTTTCTTGCGGTTACGGTGACCTTTGTACTCAGGGTAGAGATCTTTGCGAAAGTTCTTACTATCACTAAAAAACAAAACTAATTTGCTATCAAAGAACTCAGATTGAATGTTCATCAGGTCCCTTTTGACACCTTTAATGGCATCTGAGAACTTACTGACGACAACAATAACATCATCACCAAAGTCTAGGTCTTGCTCAGCTGACGCACAATTTTTATAAACAATGTAGTCTGCGTCAATAAGTAAGGTCATTTACCTTGACCTCGGCTCATCTTACGATTACCTTTAGGTTTGCTGTGCTTACCTTGACCTTGTTTGGTTTTCTTTGAGGTGAATGGGGTGAGCGTCTTAGCGCCCATCAGGGATTTACTTCTCATGGTGGTTAGTGGGTTTGGCTCCAGTCTTTTCCGGTGGTTGCTTCTGCGTCAATTTCAACTCGTAGGTTGTAGTATTCGCCAGCTTCTTTAGCGCTAAGTACCAGGGATGTTGATAAGTCATTTACATGGGTGGGGTCACATTCAAACTGAAGTTCGTCATGAACAAAAGCCAGCTGACTGCAACATAAATTTAATTCTTTAATGTGGTCTTGATTAATCACCATCCAACGCTTTGCAATTGTTCCAGCACCTGACTGAAGACAGTAGTTCAACGCTTTATGAGGTGAATCAACCTTAATTTTTCTGCCGTCGATAGACTTGATGAACCCTCTTTCCGCAGCTTTTTTAATAGCTTCAAGGAGTGGACCCAATCCTTCAATCGCTTCAATATAGGCTTGTCGAATCTCTTTTCCTTTTCGTTTTGCTGATGATTGTGAAAGTTGTTTGTCATAACTTAATCCAATCTTTTCATCACCGGCACCATATAAAAACGCATACGTGACAGTCTTGACAAGTTTACGTGTAATGCCTATTTTATCTGCATTTGTTTGGTGGATGTCTCCGTTGAGGAGGATGTCGGCATAGCGTCCCTCGTCGTACCTGGCAAGATAGTGTGCAAGCATACGAAGCTCAATCCCAGACAAATCAGCGCCGACCATAAGTTGATTCGGACTTGGTATAAAAAGTGTTCTAAATCGTTCATCGCTAGGAACTTGACCCAGATTTGGGTTTCTATGAGCACAGCGATGCGTTGATGTAGCTACACTGCAGTGGTGATGGATTCGGTTAGATGTCGTAACAAGCTTGAGCCACGCGTTGTCTCCTTCGGATATCATTCCCAACATCTTCTTGAGGGTCAGTATCCGCAGGAACATCAAAGACACCTCTGTATTGATCTCTTTCAAGATCGGTTCGTCGATGATAGGTTTCCCAGTAGCTGTCAGTTGGTTTGGAGTCCAACCATGATATGTTTGCAGGATCCATGAAATGTGATCGCGAGAGGACGGGTTAAGGTCTTTTAATCTGGTGAAGGGACATCCTTCAACATAGCCACTTGTTCTGTTATTTCGTTTAGGAGTGAATTCCGATCCTGCGACAAAAGGATACTTGTTGCGAAGTAATTCTTCAGTTTCTCGAAGTTCTCTTCCGAGAGTAAGCTCAAGTTCCCGTGCAGCGCGGACATCAAAGTACCATCCATGCAGTTCTTGCTCCGTGAGGATTTGTGCGACATCGTGTTCAAACTTTACCCAATCAGGTATTTGTGAAAGTGGTGCCATAGTTTAGTGGTTACGTTGACATCTTGAATACAATAATTTTGCATTTCTTCCGACCAAACTTTCCAGTCAGTGTCCTTACCAAACTCACCCTTGTACTCACCTAATCGATGACCGTAAGCTTCAAGACTGTGACGACCATACAATTTGAGTGGCATGGTCTTCCAGTTTTGTTTTTTGTCAATTGACATCAAATCCGGGTGATATAAACGGCTAAGCAGAAGAGTATCCAGGCAATCACCAGTACGTCCAAACCATGGATATAGCTTCCGTAAAACAGGAAGATCATACCCAATAATGTTATGACCGCACACAGTATCAGCATCTTCAAGGAACTCGACTCCTCGTACCACCGGCTGAGCATTACCTTCATCGTTGAAAACCATCGTTTGATTGGCTTCCGTGTCATGAATAACCATGCAATGGATGGTAGAAACATTTTGAAGAAGTCCGTCTGTTTCAATGTCAAAGATTAACATTACCTACCGTTCCAGTTGTAGGTTTTATCTACAAACTTAGCACGTGCAACATCTTCAGCTGTAGGTGGGTTTGGTCGTTTCAATTCAGAAGTCTGTGGTTGGGTCGAATTCGGGTTCTGCTTGAGTTTCATTAAATTTACAGGTAGAGAGATCATAAGTCAGTTTACAAGCTACACCAGTTTCGCCAGAATAGCGATTCTTGAGGACTCTAACAGTTGTACTATTGTCATTGCTTCCACCCTGCTGATCTCGTTCGAGTGCGATAACTCCATCAGAAAGTTGTGCAATTGCAGCAGATCCTCTAAGCTGTCCCAATGTAACACGGGCTCCTTCTTCATGATTGTGATCTCCAGATGTACGTTTGAGGTGAGACACCAAGAACAATGCAATACCTGTACGTTCCACAAGAGAACGAAGGCGAGTCATTGTAGTGTCAATCATTTTACGTTCGTCTCCTTCAAGACCACTCATCAGAATAGAAAGGTGATCTAGAAAGACGATCCGCGTATCAAGACCTGCTGCCAGGTATTCAATTCGGTTGTAGATAATATCAGGATCAAAAGAACCAAAGCCGTCGAAAAGAAAGAGATTCCAATTAGCAAGAGTTTTCTGATAAGCTTCGGCGAGATCAGATCGTTCATGTTCTCCAAGATGAAATGCTTTACCAAGTGCAGCGGACATTAGTCCTAGAGCAGTGCGGCGGTTTGACTCTTCAAGTGCCAAGTATCCAACCCGTTCTCCGTTACATAGCAAGTTAGTTGCCAAGTCTCTAGTGAAGGAACTTTTTCCGATGCCCGATCCTGCAGTAATTGTGACAAGCTCTCCGTACCGAATCCCGTGAAGCTTTGATTGAAGTCCTTGAAATGGATAGTCATGATCAGAAGGTGGTGTTGGTGTTGATACTAGCTCAAGAAGTGTCTTGCCATCTACAATCCCATCTGGACGGTAAGGTTTTGCATCCCAAACAGCGCGACAAATCGCTTCAGTGTCATGGGCAGAGAGGGCTTCGCTCGCATCTTTGTAATCATGTTTAAGGTTAGCGATCGTGACCTTGCCAGGTGGCAATACGCTAGCCGCCTCCTGCGTCGCCTTATAGCCCGCCTCGTCGTTGTCGAAGAACAAGACAACCTCATCATAGCCTTGTAGCCATTGTAAGTTCTTCTGGATGGATTTCTTAGCGGATGCGGCACCGTTAGGAAGTGAGACCATCTGCCATCCAGGCATCGCTTGGAAGCATGACGCTGCATCCAACTCTCCTTCTGTGATGACAACTCGCTTTCCAGAAGATGCGAATAGATGTTGTCCGAAGAATGTGCCGTCGCTGTCTCCTTCATACTTAAATTGTTTGTCTTTAGTTTTTACCTTTGCACCAAGCAACCGACCATCATTGGAATAATAATGGAAGCGCAGTTGATCTCCATCTTTGCAGATGCGATACTTCTGACAGGTAGATTGGTCAAGGTTTCTATTTTTAAGGCGAACAGGTTCACCTTTATAGGAAGCAGTTGTCACTGAGTGATGATTGTGAACAGTTTGATCTCCATGGACATAATGATGACAAGCAAAACAAAATTGATGCCCGTCAGTGTATAACGAGTTTGCATCTGATGATCCGCAGTTATCACAAGGTTGATGACATACAAATTCAGATGAGCCAGTCGAGTGGGATGTTTGCATAACTAGTCCAAGGAATGCCTAGCTTGTCGCAATACTTTGCATAAGTAGTCTTACTTTTCTTAGAGATTGTATTGAATGGTGCTTGAAATACCATACGTAGATCTAGTTCAGGATTGAGCATTTTAATTGCCTTAATCTTTCTCCGATCATCAGCATCCCAGTAACCTTTACATTCAAGATACACACCATTGGGTAAAAGAAAATCAGGAGTATAAGTGTGGTGAATAACGTAAGGGATTTTCGTTGATTCATACTCATACTTAACTCCTAACTCAACCATTAAATCAGCAACCCGTTCCTCAAGTTTGGAACGGAAAGCCATTACTCTGCGTCCTTGACAGCTTGCTCTACAAGCTCGTCCACGATGTCATTAATGGCTCGCTGCATCTCGTATTGGAAATCATCCCGATCCTTCTTGTAGCGGGTCACAGTGATGGGTGGGAGCTTTGCAGTCATGGTGCATTCGTAAAGACCAAGCTCTTCGTTTTTTTGGATGGAAACGTCAATCATCAGAAGTCCTCGTCAACATTAGGGGTAACGTTTGGATCATCAGCTTTAAATCCTTCAGTCTTACCAAACAAGGTTGCGACATCCTCAGGATTCATGTCTCCCGTATCGACTCCTGCCGAAGAAGATAGAGACACAAGCTGCACGCCAACAAGTTTAAGCGAAGTGCCGTAAGTAACAGCATCCTTAAGAATGTATGGCTTCTGATAGAACGCGAGTTTGACTTTGGACCCAGAATAGACAGGTGTTGCTTCGTCTGTAACTGGAGTTCCCTCAGTGTCAACGACAGGCGGTCGGTTCTCAGCATTCCAGCTGAACTTGACTTTGTACTTTCCATCAGCAACTTCCTCCCAAGGTTCAGGTTTAAGGACAGAACGCTTAGGGTTCTTAAGTTTAGATTCTGCCCACTTCAAAGTGTCAGAACGGTCAGCCTCAAGTTTAGCAACAATCTTCTCATCGACAATAGCCATGAGAGAATAACCAAACTTGGACGGTTTCATCACAGCCTGATAACCCTCAAGGATTACAGGCTCTTCGGTAATAAAGGTGGTGCGTGCCATTAGCAAAAGAAATAAGTGGATTCGATCACGGATTCTGGTGTCAGATCTCCAATGATCGGTGGTTCAGTCTCCGCTCCTATTTGGTGAGCGAAGTCCGACAAGTAATCGTGTTCTGCGAAGAGGTACATATATGTCTCTCGTACGATTGTACTAAGAGAGGACATGTCAGTAGCACGACACAGGACAGAATCGTGAATAAGAGCGATGGGTGCATCGAACTTTAAAGCAGATAGGTGGAGTAGTGAAGCATCAAGTGAATGGATGAGGTTAGGTGCTGTTGCATTCTTGTGATGGTTGATGTCTACCTTGTCACCATCTTCAGTGGCGACACGAATGTCAACACGACCCAATAACTGCAAAGTAACTCGTTCATAAAGCTTCTTCATCAAACGTTGAGTAACGACAAACCCAGATGGTGTGACCCACGTAAGCTCTTTCTCACCACGTTTGATAGCTTTAGCAACCTCTGACTCAATCCAAGCCATAGCAGCCATAGGACCAGGAACAATGACATCCATTGAATCCCTAACTGCCTGCACAGTAGCTGTTAGATCATCCTTTTCAATCTCGACACCCTTCTCCTTTAAAGCTTCACGAATGTAACCTCTATTGGAGTGTGGTTTCGCATTGTAAGGAACAGTCATAACAACACGCTTAACAACCTTCCTATCCATGTGTGGTCTAATAGACTCAGGACAGTTAGGTGCAGCATGTTCTGCTACTACTTTGTAAGCATCTTGTGGTTTATCACTTGGCAATACATTGACAAGCTTTGCTGTTGATGCATCACGACACAATCCTGCCAGGATCTGTAACCCTGAACACGTTGCATCTGTAGCTACTGGAAGCCCAGTAAACTGACGATCGCAAGCAACGACACAATGGTAATACTCATCACATGCAGCAAGAAACTGCCATGGCTCATCGGCTGCTTCCCACTCCGAAAGATTAGCAATTGGATCAACCGCAACCCGGCTGATGAGTGTGATGTTTTCATTGACCCATTCCAATCGTTCCTTCATAGTAGCTTTATCCAACCCGTAAGTTGTTGCTACTTGAAAGGCTAGCCAATCCTCAGCTTCTGGTGTCATGAATGATTCTTGATAGAATCTTAATAGACTCTTACCAAAATCTGTACACTGAGGTGTTAAAAAAGCAGGGATAGGATAAGCACGACCACGATAATCAAACGACCACGGTATGTAGAACTTCTCCTCTTCCCTGAATAAATCTACAGCTTGCATTGTCATACGAGTACGACAAGAACGTTTGAATGCACCGGCATTCTTGTTCATAACTTCAGCTGCTCTCCTTCTGTAATCCTTACGACTAACTTTGTTAGTTGCAATGTCTACAGGTTTAGGAGGGAGTGGTATCTCCATAACAGGAATAAACTTACCAACACTAATCTGCTTCTCCATCAGCTGATCAGCAACCTCTACCACGAATGGATTGAGTCGATAAGCAACCTTCTGGATCTTGTTCAGAAAAGCTAGTGGTGTCTCTCCCTGTATACATCCCGCACCTCGTCTGACCATGTCATGACCACGCATCACCTCGTTCAACAGGTAGCCACCCTGTCGTTCGTTAGTCCAGTCGTTTGGCTCGATCAGCATAGGATAAGCAATCGGACTGAATAACTCAGCTTTAGCTATCACCTCATCTTTGATCTTTGCAAACTCTGGTGTCGGTACGATGCGTTGCTCTTTCTTGCGACCATTTTGTGTAACGTGTGGAATAAACCACCCGCTAACTTCCATGATGCAATCAAGCAACCATGTGCCTAACTTGACACGAATAGGTCTATCCCAAGTCTTCCATTGAGGTACATCATAACGTTGCATGAGTGTACGAACAATGACAAACTTCTGATGAGTTCCTGTTGTGTTATGCCAATAGTTCTTCTTGATTGTATTTAAAAGACCTGGACATTCAGACTCATAGAACTGCATCTGAGCTTCTTGCTCAACTGCTGTGCCAATAGCATCTGATACATTGACAAGAAGATTTGAATCTTTAGAAGAACCAAATACTTTGTCAAACGTTAACTTTAATGCAATAGCACTGGCTGTGTTGGTATCGATAGGTTTGAGATACTCAGCAATCTCTTTGAATGCAACACCGTTGGTACCACGATGGATACGGTCACGTGTTGAATCAATACGCTTACACAGCTCTGGAAGGAGCGCTGAGATGCTTGAACAACCATACACGCTGGCTGACGCATATGATTGTGATTCGAGCTTCCTGGTGGTCTCTCGAAGCCTCTCAACGCCTTTGCGGATAGCTTCACGCTCGAACTCTACTTGACGCTCAATCTCGTGTTTAAAGGGCAAGCAGTAGATCCTCCAGCTCTTCGTAGTCTCTGTTATCTTCCTCTGGTCCGTTGAATGCCTCGATCAATTCGGGACAATCAGCATCAGCAAGGAAATGTTCAAAGGGAATAAGGGTCACGGGATTCGAGTTGGTAAATTGCATCATCCATTGCCATAATGACAACGTTATTGGGATCATCACATAACTGTGCAATCTTCTTTGCAACAGCATGTGGTCGTTGATATGAGAACTCAGTTACCTTCTTGGTCTCCTTGTTCTCACACCTCAAGATAGCACAGTGTGAAGAGTTAATCTCCCACATCTCTGCAAATAACATAAATTGATCATAATCACAGCCATTGAAGTGTTCAGGATCTGTGTCATGAATCTCTTGCCAATTGTTTGGGAACTCTTTTCGAGCCATAAGGAATCACATCGAGTAACGGTAAACCAAGAAGTTTGGACAATGATAATGCATTCCATGCGGCTTGCTCATCATCGGGAGCATAGACAATCCAAGGCTCCACTCCTTCTAGTTTGACAATGTATTTATTCAATAGCACTGTCTTTATCTCGTGTGTTGCGACCTTGTAAGTACTGTAAAGCAATACGCTTAGCACGCTTTGCCTTTGCCTTAAGGTATTGAATGAAACCAGGGTCCATTAGAAATACTCCGGGAAATAGAACTTGTGATCCATGATGTAAGTTGTCTGTTCGTCAAGTTCTGATTCTAAGAACTCTTCAGACAACTCAAGAATAGCACGAATCCGTTCGTAATGTTCGTGCTCAGTTAGCATCTCATCAGTAATAATCATTCTTCACCAGTAAGATAGAAGGTTTCGTTATCACCCAACGTAGCCAACAAGTGACGACGTGCAGACTCATAGGTCTCGTGTGGCATTAGATCATAACAATGCTCATCACCGTTGAGTTCGTACTTAATTGTGCGTGCGTACAAAGTGGATTGCATGGTTTAAGCGTGCGTGTGTGCGTGCGTGAGTGTGAACAAAAGAGAAAAAAAGAAGGGAGATTACCCCTTCTTGTTGTCAACAAACGATGGCTTATTAACACCATAAAGGATAAACTTACCCTTACCAATTGATAACTTGTTGTAACGTTGAATCCTGCCTTGTTTAACAAGATCTTTGATAATGTGAGAGGTGAACAACCTAGAAGTCTCACCATGCGGCATAAGCGCACGTGAAACCTCACATAACCTAACATCAGGATGATGCTTGATGTAGTGATAAACTAACTCACTCACTGAGTGAATAGAAATTGCACATAACTTACGCATGATGGTGGATCGTAATCCCATGATCTTTGAATTAAGCCAGACTCAGTGCCTGGCAATGCCTGGCGGAGGAATCGAACCTCCGCGTTATCCAATCAGGCAACAAGTCGGTTGCTAAACATGTTAACAACTTTCTTAGGTTGTTTGTGATACAAATCCATGTACATCGCAGACTGACTACGATACCCACGATCTTTGTGTTTTGTAATCATTGCCCAAGCTTCAGCATGTGGCAACGATACACAATGCCAAGTAAAGACACGACCCTTTGATGTATTTGGAACCTTGCAATTAACAATGCTGTTAGCTTTGTTAAGTGGATCACGACGGAATGAACGCTTCATTTGACAAGCTCCGAAACATGTTTCTTGGCATTACCATGCGCCTTAAACATAACGACACACTGGCGGCGTGATTGTGAACATAGCCCACATTCAGCACACGTCACATCGTCACGTTGTTGTGCTGGACAAGTAACAAATAAGACATCATCGTGCACAACACTGTCAGCGTGATCAGAAGGAACCACAACAACCGTTGGCAATCCTTTATTGAAAGAAGCGACAGCATCAG